AAGCGGAGGTCAGCCAACTGCTGCAACAGGCAACGCAGCAAGGAGCAAGTCAGGCTCAAGATCAGTATCTAAGCGGAATCAGCAACGAAAGTCTTGAGGTTCTTGAGCACTTTGGTGCTGAAGCCCCTGCTCTACTGAATACCTATGCATGTGCAGTTGAAGATGCTTTGATCGAGCAGGTCCAGCGAGGCAATGATGTTCTAAGAGGCTTTGAAGCTTCTCAAGAGCAGAACGATGCTATGAACACTATGCTGACTAACCCCGACGTGCTTGCTGACTATGTCAACGAGTTCTTCGGTCCTGAAGGTCCTTATCCTACGGAAACTGCTGAAGAGACCGCAGCTCGTGAACAGGCTGAAGCCCGCGCACAATTTGAAGCCGAGATTCAGGCTCAAGAACAAGGCCAAGTTCCTCAGAACTTCCAACGTCCTCAAATGGATATGCCTACCCCTGGCCGCCAAGAGAATGTTAATAATGACTTCTGGGGCTCTTTTAGCCAAATGATGGACAGCAACCCTGAGAACGCATGGCAATATCTGTCCCAGGCCCCTCAAGGCGCTCTTCAGGCTAAGGCTCTGATTCAAGACAACTGATGGGATACAACTCTGGCGCTAGAGCAAGGGAACTAGGCATCGGCTCTTCGGGGTCGTTGCCTTCTAATCCTGATCTGGACTATGTGTTTCACGGTGAGATCACGCCTCAAATTCTTGAGAAAGTTCTTGGCCGCAAACCTACGTCAGAGGACATTGCAGTAGCTCGTGAGCTAGCGTCTAGACCTGAAAATAAAAATCTAGACATCTTCGTGAAAGAGCTGCTAGGTGTAGGTGGAGACTATGCACTCAAGAATCGAGCTGTAAATAGTGATCCGAAAAGAATGGCTGGCCAGGTGCTAGCTGGTTCAGGCGGTTTAGCGGCTTTACTGGCTGCAATTGATTATGCAGATGGACCTGAACAAGGTCGTATTTAATTTGCATACAATGTAAATATCAATGTAAGTCAATAGAAATGATTAATCCAACTTTAGCTCAAGCTCATTTAAATAAAGGTGAACCTGGCATGGTAGAGCCAACGCCTTTGGTTTCAAATTCTTTGGATGCCGGTGCTGCAAGTAAAATTGCACTTAATCCTCAACAAGAAATCGGCTCACAGCAAATGATGAGCAAAGTAGGCCAGGATGCTGATGCAGCTGTTATTGGAAAAATTGCTGACGAGAATGCTGCAGCACGAACTGCCCAATTAGCTGATTCGCAAGCTCAAGAGGATGCAGCGCGAGCTATTTCTACAATGATTTATGCAAAGCTTGGATCTGATTCAGCGACTGCATCATTTTCAGAACCAGGAATGGCAGAAAGAGTTGGTAAAAGCGTATTTCAACAAGCAGGTATACGCAATAGTATGGCTTGATATCAAAATTGATAGAATTAGAAGATAATACATAGAAATTAGTTGTGAATAATAGAAAGGCAGGAGAATTTGTTTCTGATCCTGAATTATTTCAGACAATTTTTAAGCATTTATCATCTGATGGAGTACCTGATCAAGCTGCTAATCAAATTACAGCAGAAATGGTCACAAATGGTACAGATTTTGATAGTTCTATTGAGCAATTTCAGAGAAATTTTGATAACTACAAAGAAAAGGGATATAACGAACATGCTGCTCAGGCAATGGCAGTAGAAGCAATGGAGTCAGGTGAAAATCCAAGAGAAAGTATTAGATTTGCAAGAATTTATGGTTGATAAATAACATTTTGACTGATAGAATTAAGTATCAGTGAAGATTAAATATGTCACAGGTGAAGAGTTCCGGAGATTCAGTTCGCTCCTATTTGCGCGACATTGGTCGAATCCCGCTCCTTGAACATGATGAAGAGATCTTGCTTGGACGCAAAGTTCAACGCTTGATGGAAATAAAAGCTTGCGAAGATCTTGCGAAAACAAAAACAAAGGAAGATTTGGCATTTGCTTTAGGCATGACCGTCAAAGATTTGAAGCGTGAGATCCGTGATGGCGAGAAGGCTAAAGACAAAATGGTTACTGCTAATTTAAGACTTGTTGTGTCAGTAGCTAAAAAATATACGAAAAGAAATATGGATCTACTTGATATCATTCAAGAAGGAACAATTGGACTTGTAAGAGGTGTCGAAAAATTTGATCCGGGTCGTGGCTATAAGTTTAGTACTTATGCTTATTGGTGGATACGGCAAGGGATTACTCGGGCGATCGCTGAAAAATCGAGGGCGATTCGGCTACCAATTCATGTTACAGAGAACCTCAACAAACTTAAGAAAGCCCAGCGTGAGTTGAGCCAAGTAAAGGGTGAGATACCCAACGTATTTGAGCTTTCAGAATATTTGAATTTGAGTGTTGATGAAATCAAAGACTTGATGTGTAAAGCACGTCAACCAACATCTCTTGAAATCAAAATTGGTGAAAATCGCGACACAGCTTTGATTGACTTACTTGAAGATAAAACACAACTACCAGATCTACTGCTTGAGCAGCAGTTTATCAAAGAAGACATTCGTGCATTGATTGATAAATTACCTGAGATGCAAGCTGCTGTAATTAGCATGCGCTATGGCATTGGTGATGAAATGCTAGAACCTATGTCAATGACAGCGATTGGTCAGATCCTAAATATGAGTAGAGATCGAGTGCGTACATTAGAGCATAAAGCACTTAGAGCGCTACGAGAACAGTCTGATAGTGTAAATGATTATGTTTAATACAATAGAGAAAAGTAGGACCATGCAGCATGGACATAACCGCAGAAATTTTAAAGAACGATCAGATCTATTCTGCAAGTGACAATACAAATCCAGATCGCTACGCATCTGGAAAGGTATTAAATTATGCAAGTGGTGCAAGTATTACTAAACCAGCAATAGAAGAAATAAGTGTAGTTCCATATAATCTTCATTACGAAGACACGGTAGGTTTATTTGGTGTTGAAAATTACTTTATTAGAGTCAACCTCAATGTAATTGGCGACATAGTTCTAGCCGAATATATGGAACCAGGATATACTGCAGCTACTGTAGATTTTAACGATACATCGGCATCTCCAAGTTATACAACTGGTATCATTGATAATAGTGCCGCTGAAAATGATAGTGGCTGGGTAAGTGCAGAAACTCCCCCAATTACATTGCCTGATATTGGTACTGGATCATACCTTAGTGTAAAGTTAATAAATCACGAAACGGGCAATATGTTTAATGATTCTCATGTTGATGTACGTTTATACACATCAGAACAAGAAGAGCATCCATATGATCTAATGTTTATCAAACCAAAGGATTATTTTTTTGTAGGAGTGCATGCGAGAAATACACGACGATTGCCATATAAAATTGAAGTCAAAGTAGGAGAAGAGTATTCTCGTTTGGAATCAATTAACAATAAATCACTAATCATGAAGACCAATGATCGCCCAACTTATTAATCTTTGGTTTTAGAAGTTTTCTTAACAGGTTTTTTCTTTAGTTTTACAGTAGGCACAGTTTCTTTTTTAGGACTTACAGGAGCTTTTGCTTTTTTAGTCACAACTGGAGCTTTCTTTGTAACTTCAGGAGCCTTAGGTTTTTCAGATGCGCCTTGAGGTTTGACAGTCATCACTTTTCCGCCACTCATGGCTGGAAGAACATAGTGCTCGATTAATACAAAATCGCGTGTAAACAGTGCAGCACGAGAAACGCCTCTAGAGGCATAAAAGGCAAAGTTTAAATTGCCATCATGATCAATACGAATAGAAGTTCTGTCTCCTGTAGCCACAGCAAGCTTATAAGTTTCGCCGTTAGCAGTCACACTAAAGATTGAGCAATCAACATACTGAGAACCAGTATTCCCATGCCACCACTCTTTAATTTTATGAGTATCTCCGCCTCGCTTAGGCCGAGTCAAAAGTAACTCTTTACCAGTATGTTTACTTACGTTTTTTACACCAGTAAGAACAAGACTATCAGCCATTTTTACGATTACAACTTTCTTCTATTTTAGTCCATTTAAGATTGCCAACGATGTTGTTATCTTTTTGACCATCAACATGTCGAACTCTACTGCAAGATTTTGTACGGCCAGGAAGTGATAAAGGCGGTTTTAAAAAAGCTAATGCAACAAGAATGTGGACTGCAGCAGTGATCGTCTTTTTTCTCCCAATGCGTTGAGTAAGATTGACCTGCATATACCCGTTTTTATTCTTGCGCTGCTTTAATATTTTCTCAGATCTGCCCTTAGTACTTTTAATCTGACCTTTGCAGTTAATGTAATACTCAATGCAGCATTCATATCCAGGTAAAGTATGAATAGGGGTCCATTCGTTGTCGTCGATAAATTCCATTCTTATTAACCACAAAATATTGGGGTATATATTTAGAAGTATAGCAATAACTACTAATATCGTAATATGTGACTAAGTCGAAGTCACTTATAAACCTTTTAGCTTACGGAGTTACGATCCTATGTGGATTGATAATGATTTTCCGAAGCTTCTTGGTGCAGAACTTTATCGTCCCCACCCGGCCTACATCATTGAGATGGCAGTCGAGCCTGTGGTGGTTCACGATTTCTCCAAGCAACCCGGTCAGACTGTTCAGTTAGACCGCTATCGCTTCTGGGGCAAGCCTGGCACCAAGGAGTCCCGTGAGCGGACTGCTGATCAAACACTTGGATCCGCCTCCGCACGCAATATCGTGAAGGACAAAGTGCTGGTTACTCTCCGTGAGTACACCGGCCCTGCTGACTCCCGCGATTCCTCCCAACCCTCCACCTTCAAGGTGGCCCGTGAAACTCTGATTACCGCTCAGCGTCTGCTACTTGATACTGGCAACCTGAACGTGTTCCATCAGAGCATCGGTTCTCTGACCCTGCTCGATGACTATCGCCGCTGGCGTGACCGGGTGTTCGCTAACGAACTCCTGAAAGCTGAAGCTGCTGGTCAAGCAAGCAAGGACCAAGGTGGCTACTACCTGCCTGGCAGTAAAGCCAAAGGCGGTTCTGGTGGCACCCTCGGCGTTACCTACGCCGCTGGCGAATCCGCCAAATTTGATGTGAAGACTGACCTCTTGGAAGTGGTCAAGGACATGCGTAAGCGCAACGTCCCTACCTTTGCTGACGGCTACTACCGCTGCATTGTGGATCCGACCGCGATGATGCACCTGCGCCAGAACGCTGACTTCCGTGAGATCGCTCGCTATCCGGGCAACGGCATGATTAACCCCATGCAGCCCAACGCAGCTCCCAACGCCAACTTCTACCAAGGTATGGGTCCTGCTTACGGTCAAGCTGGCTTCGTTGCCGGTCAACCCGTCATGCCAACTGGCTTCCTGTTTGAAGGTGTCCGTTGGTTTGAGTCCACCAACCTGCCCGAAACCACATACAACCTCGTTGTGACTGATGAGAGCAGCTCTGCCGCTGACTATGCAGCAGCTCAGTTGATCTTCTTCGGCCCTCAGGCTGTTGGCGTGGGTATTGGTGGTAACAACGCTCAGATCCTGCTGAACAACAACGACGACTTCAGCCGTTTTATCATCATGATCTGGAGCCTGTTCGCCGGTTTTGAAACGCTTAATCGCGATTTCATTACGGTTGGTTACTCTTTCGTTTATTGATAGGAGGTAACTAACTATGTCTGTAATTTTTCCCGGTAACTATGTTGCTCACCTGAACGCATATCGCGAGCAGGGTGTTGAAGCTCTCCCTGGTGTCGAGTTCTATCGTGTTGTTGGTGCGCTGGTACTCGATCCTGATAATGCAGGTACTTTGTCCGGCGGTATTCTTAGCGCTGGTACCTATGGCCTGAAGGTTCTGTCTCCTGATCTCCGTCAAGATGACAAGCCACGCATTGATAAGACTTTCGTAATCCCTAAAGATTCCGTGGTCTATCGCACGGCTGTATCCGCTCCTGGCGTGAAAGCCGCCGCTGCCGGTAACACCATCAAAATTGCTGCTCTTGGTAGCAATGCTCCTGGTAACACTGGTAGTGAAACAACTCTGACCGCTGGCTCTGATAAGTTCTTCCCAGCTGCAGGTACTGCTTCTGCAATGCTCGGCATTGTTAACGGCACTGCTGTTAGCACTTCTGCTGATACTGCAGTGCAGGTTGTCACTTCTGCCAACTTCACTGCTGAGCAGAATCCCTCT